CTTCACTTACAAGCAAGCCGACGACACTTGCAGGCTATGGAATTACTGATGCCGCAAGTTCAACTCATACTCATGCTTATTTACCATTGGCGGGTGGTACTGTTACAGGAAATACGTATTTTCTTGGAAATATTGGAATTGGAACGTCATCATCTTCTGCTAAATTAGATGTATCTGGCGATATAAGAAGCTTTATTTCTGGCGCAAGTATAAGTATGATAGCATATAATCCTGGGAATGGTTATCCAAGGGGTGAACTTTTAGTAGGATATGGCGCTCCTGTAAACAATACTGGGGTAGTGATAGCACCTGCTGATAGCTCAGCAGGCGTATCATACCCTACTACATTATCTGTATATATAAATAAAGATGAGGCCGATGCAACAAATAGAATGCTTAGCCTATATCAATCAAGCACTTATGCTTCAATTCATTCTCTTGGTCCTTCTGGTAATTCTGCCGGAACTCCTTTAATACTATCTACTCAAACTTATCGCGGAAATAATCCTGCAATTTATATTTCCAATAATACTTCACAAAATGTAGGAATCGGAAATAGCAATCCGATTTATAAACTCGATGTTTCAGGTACAGGTAGATTTACTGATACAGTTACAGCACCTACTTTCTCAGGCGCACTATCAGGCAACGCTTCATCCGCTACCAAACTTCAGACAGCACGAACAATTAATGGAGTTGCATTTGATGGAAGTGCAAATATTACGATAACAGCTGCAACACCCGCGACACTAACAAGGGGCTCATACCTTACAGGTAGTAATTTTAACGGCTCGGTAGCTACTACGTGGGCGGTAGATGCTACAAGCGCAAATACTGCAAGTAAAGTCGTGGCGCGTGATGCAAGCGGCAATTTTTCTGCTGGTACGATTACGGCAGCGTTAAATGGTAACGCCTCAACGGCTACAAAACTGCAAACATCTCGAACGTTGTGGGGTCGTCCTTTCGACGGTTCTGGTAATGTAGATGGTGCGTTAACAGGAGTAACAACACTCACGGCCTCCACTTCGGTAACAGTACCGAAGGTTATATTTGCCGCTGCAGGTTGGTCGGTCGAACAATCGGGGACTGAAATTCAATTCAAATATAACGGCACTATAAAGCAAAGGTTATTATCGGATGGCAGTATAGTTGCCGTCGGCGAAGTAACGGCTTATGGCGAAACATCTTAATAATGAAAGGAAAATAATATGGAAAAATTCTTATTTTGGTTGGCAAAGATTTTCAAGATAGATTTTATTGTCGAGAAAATTGTGTACAAAGAAGTACCAAAAATTGTCGAAAAGCAAGTAGCGCTCGAAGGAGTCGTTGAAGGGGATGTTACCATAAAAGGTAATTTGATAGTTGAAGGAAGTTTAACCGTAACAGGCGAAGTAACCTGTTACGCAATTAAAGGAATATAAATTATGGCAGCTTTACCAAATTCAGGAATAACAACAAGTATGGTAGCACAGGCATTAGGTGCTGCAACAAATGATGTAGGGAGCTTATGTAAGCATTCTAATGTCAACAAATGGAGCAAATGGAAGCCAGTGTCTGTCGCTAAAGTTACAGGAATAACAGAAAGCGATTTATCAAGTGTAAATTTTGGATTTACCCCGAAATCATTTTATTTAAGCGAAATTCCATCAAACAAACAAAATGAAACAAGTTTATTTGTATGGGGAGATTATGAAAAACCCACAGGAGGTGCTACTTCACCATATAGATTAGGTGATTTTAGAAATTATAATCATCAGGCATTATCTCCTTTCGTAGGTTTAGAATTAAAAAATGATAATAATTACCAAAAACCTGTTTCAGGTAATTATACTTATCCTCAATATATTCCCACATATAGATGCAGACTTATTTTTGAGCCAAATGCGGATATAAGGTTACACGAATTTCACGTAGATACTTTGAATTTGGCGGATTTAAAACTTACTCTTATTATAGGTGGAAACTTTAATGGCTTGTCAGCACCGGAATTTTTATATGCGCAAAGTTCTAAAACATTAGGGTCGGCAATTAATGACGGCAATTTAAGCTTACTTGTAGAATTAAATACATTTGATTTAGCAGAAACGATACAAGTAAATCAAAATATAGTCTTGGCTTGTTTAGCCCCAACTGTAAGTTCAAAATCGGAATTATTTGGTACTAAATGCGTTTCTTTAAAATTTAACCCTTCATTTAATGTTGCGCTCTATTTTGATAATTATGCGATTTATGGAGACGGTAGTAGCGATGGAGGTTCAATACCTGTTAGCACAGCTTATGGTACTTGGGAGTGGTTAAACAATGTAAATCCATACATAGCATTAGAATATGGAGAATATATAATGCACTTTGATATGCTGTCTTATATAATGCAGACAGGTGCATCGGGGTTTGCTAATTTGGTTGTCTTTATACAAGAATTGAATCAAGAATTTGTCATCACACAAAGCGATAAGATAGATTTATCCGCAATTGGTTCAAGAATAATAGATACAACATTAGAAAGAGTAAATTTAGGTAATTTGTATAATTCATTTACTGGTAACACTTTTACACAACTTACTTGTAAGTTTTACGTGCGAAGTGCTTCAAGTGGGATAACAGTTTCATTTAATGAACAGAATATAACGATAGATGTACCACAATATTAATACAATTTTAAACAAATAAAAACTTTACTGAAATGACAACAAAGTTAGTAAAAGAAACAATCGAGAGAACAACAAACGCAGAAGGCGAAATTGTTGAAAAAGTAGTAGCTATTGAAATGGCTCTACTTGATGAGAACGGAAATGAAGTTGGTCGTGTAAACACAAACCAATGGGGTGGAAACTTTAACTTCAACACAGGAAATATGGATGTTGAGACAGTAAGTGAGGCAGTTACTAACATTTTAATTGGACAATAATATGGCAACAAAGAAAATCAATGAACAAACGGGATTGACACGCAATGAGTGCGTCAATATTTACAGTGTAATTCGGGATATTAAAAATAGCAATTTATCTCGTGAAGCCTTAGTAAAATATATAATGTTGAGAGTGAAACTGAAATCACTCTTTGAAGAATTTGAAAAAGCACGTGAAGAAATAAGCGAGCAAGTGAAGCCTGCAAATTGGAAAGAAGGCGACAGCATGAAGGAATGGGATGAGGCATTCAGACCAGTTATGCAGAAATGGCTAAGTGAAGAGGTAGATATTGACACAAAAATATTTACTCAAGAAGAGTGCGCTGACTTAATTTCAAGCAACCCAGATTTGGGCGGTTCGGCAATTGACTTAATCGTTTCTGGATTGCTCAAAGAATAGCAACCGCAATTGGTGTAATAGGTGGAGGAGGTCGGTAAAATAAAGAAAATGGTCAAGTATGTAATAATAGCCACCGTAACAGGATTTTTAGCCGGTGGCGGAATATCGTTAATGTTTAAAATAATAAAAAAGAAAAAATTATGAAAGAGTTTGCGCAATGGATAGAGGAGCACGTATGGAACGTGTTTAGCGGGCTGATTTGCGGGTTGTTCGCTTATTTAATTCCGATACGCAACATCGTAATTCTGATGCTGGCGTTTATCATATTTGATTTAATTACAGGTATAGTTGCGGCGAGAAAGAGGGGGGAAGCGATAACATCGGAAAAGATGTGGAATACGGTGAATAAGACGATTATATCCGTTGCGCTTGTTGTCCTGTTGTATGCAGTAGATAAAGAATTTAATATTATAAACGTTGTCTGCACGCATAAAATAATGGGGTTGTTTGTCGTAGGCTTCGAGCTGTGGAGCATACTCGAAAATGCGGTAGAAATAACTAATCACTCGATTTTTCGTGCGTTGAAGAAATTCATGCACGACAAGGTTGAGGAAAAAACCGGTGTCGATTTGGATACTAAAAACGAAGAGGAGACAGGAAAATGATTTTTGAGGAATACGTAAAAGAAAACAAGGATTGGTTTTTATGGAAAGTTAAAGAGATTGCATCGGTACTTTCTATAAATCCGGAATGGTTGATGTTTACGATGAAATTCGAGAGTGGAATAAACCCGAAAAAAGTAAACCAGATAAGTAACGCAACAGGGTTGATACAGTTTATGCCGTCAACAGCAAGAGAATTGGGAACGTCGACCGAAGGATTGTTGAAGATGAGCAATGTCGAACAACTCGATTTCGTTTATAAATACCTTAAACGGTATAAGGGACGTATGAAGACTTGGGTAGACGTATACATCGCCGTGTTTTATCCTGCTGCGATTGGTAAAGGTGATAATTACGCTATTAAAAGCGATACTGTTGCAAGACAAAACGCCATATTCGACCTGAATAAGGACTTGGATATTTCGGTTGCTGAAATTAAGAAGGTGTTACAAGAGCATATACCGAAAGAATATAGGTATTTATTTCCATGATGGTATACAGAAATATATTGACAGGTGAGTATCGTATTTGCGAAAGCAAGGTTCGTGCTTGGCTATATTTTTTCGATAAAGCAAAAAATGCGGATACGGAACGTCCTACAATGGACGATATAACGGTTATAGAAATTGATAAACAAATAATCGATTTAAAAAATAAAAAATCATGATCAGGAGAGAAAAAAATAAAAATCTCTATTCCGTTTACAGTGAAAACGGAAGAAGAATGGGTATGCACATAACAAAGAAAGAAGCAGAGAAAAGGTTGCAGCAGATAGAATATTTCAAACACAAGAAGAAATGAAACTTCGATATAAGATAATTCTTCTTTTGCTTGTATGTGCCGTATCGTTTTTCGCAGGAAGGTTGACTACAAAGACGAAGGAAACAATTAAATATGTAAAAGGCGAAACAATTCATGAAACAATTGAAGTGCCGAAATACATATATGAAACGATACCGTCAAAGCCTGTATTTAAAACAAAGACGGATACGCTTTACGTAAACGAAAAAGAAGTTATCGTACAGACAGTCGATACACAAGCAATAATTCGTGATTATATAGCAGAACGTGAATATCGGTTTAATGTATTCGATAACGAGTATGGGAAAATGGATATAGATCAAACGATTCAATATAACGAATTGAGGCGGTTTGATTATTCGTTTACACCGAATCAGAAAGTTATCACGCAAGAAACTAAAAAGATTATTGTACCTTTTGTTTCTGCGAGTTACAACACATTTAATAAAATAGGAATTGGCGGAGGAATATTCTATCACAATATCGGTATCGAATATCAATACATGCGTGACGTTAAATATGGTATCGATGGTCACGGTGTAGGTATTAAAGTCAAATTCTAACGTGTTGTATATGTATCGAAATTAATATTTAGCAAATTGATTATCTCCGATAAGATTATACTTGTATAAAATTGCAGCCAATAGTATGGATATATCTTTAAGTGTAGCAAAAAGTGCGGTTATGAATGAAGTAGCAAAACAAACTTCATATATCGGTGCAAAAATAACTACATCGGACGGTAGTAACGCATATGAGCAGATATTCACCACGAACGATGATTATTCGATTCTCGAGAGATATTGGAGAGAAGCCATAAGCGCTATAACGGTTAATTTAAGGAAATTCATTAAAACGGTTTCGCCTGTACCGAGTGGATCAGAAATTAATCCAAATGAGGTTTTTGCGTTAACGTTGAGTATGCCGTCAAGATTTGATTCAAATCAAACACCATCCATTCAGGCCGCTTTATTCAGTTATTTTACGAATTTCATTACAAGCAAATGGCTTGCAGTTTCATATAAGCCTGATGCCGAATACTATGAAAGATATGCAGAAGAAAGTATGAAAGAAATCATGATAAAAATATATTATAAAAAACCCGCAACAAGAAGCACACCATGAAAACTATCGTAATCACATTAAAAAAAGAGGAAATACTCTACGATATAGAGAATACATCGTTCATTGTCGGCAATAGCCGGAGTACCGGAACGAATTTCGAGCAAGTAAGCAACATTCAAAATTCGGGAGAGGGAGAGGATCGTAACTTTATTCTTCGCAGTATAGAGACTGCTTTCGGTGAAGTGAAACGCAATTTGAGCCGTTTTATCGACGAAACAAAATTAGCTTCCGACAACACGCTTATGGAAGAAACCGGAGAACTTGTAATATCATTAAATGTAGTAGACGTTTTCAATGAAGCATCAACGGAAAGTCTTAAATCGTCTATTCATGAATACATTGTTTCGAGTTCGCTTCTCGATTGGTTTGCAAGCGTTAAGCCGGATGAAATGCCTATTTATGACAACAGGAAAAATGAGGCTGCCGTGAATATGCTTTCTGCTCTGTACAGGAAGAAAGCTCCATCACGTCCTGCTCCTCCTACAACACCTTAGTCAACATGATTGTCACAGTAACCCTGCATAAGAGTGAGATTGACTATGATGTAGGTATGATTACCCATGTCGTAGCAAACAGGGCTCTTGCGTCCGGAGCTACCTTTGAGCAGGCATATAATTACAGCAATACGGATGATTTTAACGGAGAGGCGAATCTTATCATGCGTTTTGAAGAGAGCGCAGTAAGTGAATTGGTAGCTGCGCTGGCAAGATACCTGCCTGATACGATCACATCAAGCGATAATAATCTTTCCGTTGCCGAAGTAGCCTCGTTCGATTTTCCGTTTGTTCTCCCGGATACATTTAATTTATCCTTTGTAAGACCATTAAGAAGTGCAATGCACGATTACGTGGTAAACAGAACATTGTTTGAATGGTTTAAAAACAGCAAACCCGACGAAGCGGTTAATTATCGTGATTTATATGAGGATGCACTTGGCAAAACGGTAGTATATCTCAATAAAAGGACTAAACCTGTAAGAATAAAACCTTACCCGAGAATATAAATGTGTGTTTCAGTGAATAAAAAAGAGGGACTTTTGTATCCCTCTTTTTTTTATCTTAACCGGTTCATGTATCGTGGTTCGAAAGATATATCCACTCCGGAAACGGTATCTTTCGGATCGAGTGATGCGATAACGGCTATCTTGTAATACCTGAAAGGTGATCCTGATATCTTCATTATATTTTTCTTGTCTGAATATATCGGTGTATAATTTATTCCGTCTCGTGAAGCATAAATAACCGTATTTAATACGCTTTTGAATATACCACGATGTGCAATATGAGTAAGAGAAAAGAGAACATCTTCATACTTTATTGCACGTGTAATGAAAAATGTTTTTATAGGAGAGGTATCTGACCCTATTGTCGATAGATTTTTTATCGTTCCGTCGGGAGATTGGACATAACAGTCCGGGTAATTATTTACCTGACTGATATAATCCGCTTTAACCTTTGACCATGTTCTTGAAAGGATATCAAATACATAAGCATATTTGTAATTTGAATTTATGGCATACAGTCTGCCAATACCGTTAAGATATTCGTATGCCATATTACAACCTTCAAGGAACACTCCGATATCGTCTGTTTGATAAACCTGTTGTAGTTCATCTGACTGTGTTGCTACGATAAACGAATTGATATCGAGCTTTGAGGAACGTGTATTGTTGTCTTTAATGATATTCGAAATACATTCAGTTTCTGCTCCGGAAAGAATAGTAATTCCTTTTTTAGATATAAAGGCTACCGCATTATCCATTTGCAGTATGTTTGGATTGACGCATACCTCACGAGAAACAGGTTGACGAATCATATACTTTCCTTCGCTATTCATCTCAAGCGCCCAAATACCGTCGTCTGTGAAGACATAAAGCGGGAATTGTCCGAATTGTCCTTGCGATATAGCCTCCGTGTTGGATGACATGGCGATTATTCTACCTACCGGAAGGGTTATTCTTTGTTCAACCGGAAAATAAAACGGATTTTGATGTGAAGATACATATAATTTGTCGGACTCCTCTATTACTGTTTTATTGCTGTTTATTGTTGCCTCTAATATGCTTTGTGATGTAGGAGAGCCACTATTTCCTATCGGATTAAGGTTTGGATCTATATAATAATATCCATTTAATCTTGGATGTTTTTTTAAATCCAAAATGTTCTCAATATATCCTGATTCTGTATGTCTACTTAATAATAATTTATTACACTTACCGGGATAAAAAAGAAACATAAAACTTACGATACTTTGATTAATGTATGTAGATGCTTTTTCTTGTGCGCCGAAATAATAACAATCATCATTCGTTAATCTGAATCCGCTGAACATCGTGCGATGTATTCCGGATAAATGTAGCTTATTGTTATATACATAAGAATTTTCAGCTGTTATCTTGTCGTGTGAAAGATAATCATCTGTCATCCTTTCTTTATTCACTAATGTGCCTATCTCTGTAGTATTTAAATATTCCGTTTTTGCTTGATTAATATCACTCAATGACAATGATTGTACGAAATAAAAATTACCGACGTTGATTATCTTGTTTATCAATTCTTCTTTTGTCAATAATTTGCCCATCGAATAATATGCATCCGGTGAGTATGACTGTAATGGTTGTGATAATGAAAAATCCACTTCACCCGCCCATTTCATTATTTCATCTCCGGAGGTATATATGGGTTCACTCATAAATATATCGATAGATTGTATAATATCTTCCCATTGCGATAAATCCTGTGCAGTATAAGACATTTCTATTTCGCTCGCCAATACCGACATTCTTATCTTTTTATAATCCGAATATGCAGCAATGAGTGCATTATATGTTAGTGACGTCATTATAAGTATCGGCATCGAATGATTGATTAACGAGCCATCATATAATCTAACCGCATATCTTATGAAAATAGGATATGTTATCTGTCCTCCACTGTGTAGTTCGTTTATATTTGCATTAAAATATGCGGCTATCTCCGTTTTACAATCATTCACCATATTATTATCGAGAGGCTGACTCGTATAATATCCGTTCAAGACTTTTAGATAAGGCTGATATTGGGATACATCTTTTTCATTATATACCCTTACGGCCGATACAGGTCTAAACTTAATTGCAGGGAATGGTATTTGATTGCCGAGATATTTATATTGATTGTCCTTCCATAAAACATATTTAATCTCTTTATCGGTAATCACGATTACGGTATTTCCGATGGACTCTATCTTTCTGAATGTTTCTCCGTAAATACTTGCAATGTTCCCAATCAATGTTATTTGGTTGGAGGCATAATTGTATGCTTTGATGTATATCCCATCTATGGTTATGAAATGCTCGTAACCGGCATTTTTATGGACGAAAATGAAACGTCCGCTCAATGTCCCGATCGTATCCGGATTGACGACAGGTTTAAGTTCGCCGTTTGTATTTATAAGATTATACATCTCTTCCATCTCTCCGTTAAATGAATCATGATCGGAAGGGATACGTGTTATTCCTTTATATTTAATCGTCTGTTGCATAATTTTTCACGTATATGACATTAAAATAATCGATACCTTCTTTGTTTATTTTTTCTCCTATCCTGAATATGCCTTTTTTATTTTTTCCGAGTAATATTTTTGAATACTCGCTTGAATATATCCGTAGCGGATTAATTGTTTTGTAACCCTTCCTGTTGCTTTTATATAAAAGAGCTCCATTATCCGATTTGGCAATGTATATTTCTTTGAATCCATTTTCAAATTCGGAAAACATTGTTATTGAATCACCGCACTTAATATCCATTAGTTCTACAAGAGCGGACGAAAAAACGATTTCTCCATTTTCGTACACCCTTATAAAAAGCTTTAAGTTATGGTTTTTCCTACATGCTATCGGTTTCATTTATACGGATTTTTTTTTGTTAATATAAATAGTGGCATATAGTTGAGGAGTTGTTTTTCCACATTAACCCTCTTACCGTTTTTAGACATGGTTATTCCCATTACAGCCATCATGAAATATAAATAAGGATCTGTTGGTGTGAAATACAATTCGCCATTAACAGCCTTCCTGATGGGATAACATACCATTTTTTCTGCTTGTTCTCTGCTTGCTTTATGAAATCCGTATTTCTTTTCTCCTTTTAATTTGAACATAAACACGAAATTACCCGCTTTAAGATGCGCTTCTTTTGCAAGTTCATCAGAGAGATATATGTTGTTGTTTTTTATTTTTACGTACATAATCGTATATTTATATTTGACAAAAATAAGAATAAGGACACCAATAACTTGCTATTTATTAATATGCTTCTTTAATGATTTGTCTTTTCTGGCTAAGCACAGCAAATCTTTCATCAAGTCTTTGAGGTTATTCCCTTGTAAAACATATTCTCCATCACGTGTTGCGATGTAATATTTGCCAAAATATCTCGAGCTGATATCCAGTACAGAATAAACACTCCCGGATGAAACGAAATATTTTGAATCACCCAATATTTTCCAGCCGCTAAAATAACCGTTATCGGCTGTGGAAACAATCCTGTAAATAGTTATATTTATTTCGTTTTCGACCTTAAGTATACGTTTTTTTAGCATCGATAAAACAAAATTTTCCGATTTATAGGTTTCGAAAGCCATATCTTCAAACGGAACTCCTAACATCTTGCCACTTTCGTAGTACACCTTTAAAGCATTTTTCGCTTTTTTTGTGTGAGGTTCGATAATCATACCGAGATCAGTGTTTGTGATTTCCATCGTAAGCTTTAAAAGCTCCTTCGCACTGCATTTTTTTCTTTTCATATAGCAATTATTTTTTTGTTTTCATTCATTCACATCCCATTCGCTTTCTGTTATGATATACTTGCATTTTACGCAAACATGAATGTACGTATCAAATGGAATCGATCTTATAATATGTGCTTTTTGTACATATCCGCATCTCGGACATCTAATTATATCGGAGTGCTTTCTTGTTTTTTTCTTTTTATTTTTGTTGCTCATAATATTTCTAAAATGGAGTTTTTTCTTCAATCTTAACAAAGTCTTTTAAGTCGCTGAAATGTGTAGTTTTGGAATCAAACGCACAAATAAACTTTAAAAGTCCTATATTCCTTCCTTTTGCTATATCTATCATCGCTGTTCCTTTTGTTGAATAATTTGCGAAAGGATCAGGATAATATTTTCCGTAAAATTCAGGCCTGTAAATGAATATTACCATGTCGGCTGCTTCACCTATTTGTCCGGAATCCCTCAATCTGTTTAATGTGGGTATCGGATTTTGATCGTTCCTGTTGAGTTGTGATAATGCCATAATCCAAATATTAAGTTCTTTTGCCAAATTCTTTAATCTCCGTGCAACATCACCCATAGCTTGTTCTTTATTAACTGCACGCTGATTAACATTAAGAATTTGTAAATAATCGATCACTGCTCCGGATATATCGTACCGGTTTTTTAAAGACCTTATGCTTGCTATGATCTTATCGATATTCGAAGTACTGTTATCGTCAAAATAAATCGGGAAATCGCTTATCATACTTACTCCTGAATCGAGTATCCTCAAATACTCGTCGTCTAATTTCGAATAAAGGATTTGATTTGACGGTATTCCTGTATTCATCGATAATAGGCGGGCAGCAAGCTGTGTTGCTCTCATTTCGAGTGAATATATTGCAATAGGAACACCTTGTTTTGCAGCATTGTTAACGATGGATAGAGCAAGGCTCGTCTTTCCCTGTGAAGTCTCTCCTGCAACGATAATAAGGTCGCTTTGTTGTAGACCTCCCGATACTTTATTTATCTCTTTAAATCCGGTATCTGTACCGGTTACATAATTCCCTTTCAGGTTTGTTTCAATTTGGTTGTATACACCTCTTATGGCGTCTTTTAAATTTAAGACCTCTTTTGCTCCGACCGTTTGCGTTATTTGATCGATATTGTTATATAAAAAATAAAGCAGATCGTCTGTTTCTTTTTGCGAAAAAATATCTGCTGTAAGTTGTTGTGAAATCATCCAAAGCTTTCGTCTTACATATTTTTCCTGAATGTTTAACGCATGGTCATAATAATCGACAGAAAACATTCCGGAAATATTTATAAGCTCCTGCAACTTATTTGGCGAATTCATATATTTTTCACTCAATATGACAATGTCGGCAGCTTTTCCTTTTTTGTTTATGTCTACAATGTCCTGATATAATTCCTGATTAAATTTGTCGTAAAACATTTCTGTTGTAAGTACTTGGTTTACTTCCGAAAAAGCATTAATGTTACCTAAAATAGATCCAAGTACAATTTTTTCGCTTTCAATATTATGTGGTAATACCTGATCCATATATTTTATCCTCCATATTCTTTTTTTGCCCATTTCTGAAAAGTAAGATTTACAGAAACGTATTTTTTCGGAGCATCTTTATAATTTGCCATATCCGTAAGTATCTTCCTGATTTGCTCTCCGTTATACCTTTCTGTCAATCTTAAATATTCGTCAAAAGTTATTTGATCACGAATTTTCCTCAAATAAGGTATTGTTTTATCTATCCAAGCATTGAAACGATCATATTCCTGCTCTTTTGGTGTTTTTTCTTTTTCTTCATGTACTTCTTTTTCTTTAGTATTTACTTTACTTTTCTTTCTTTTTATTTGTGTACTTTTTGCGGAGGATTTTGAAGAATCTTCCGTAGATTTCAGTAAATCTTCCGTAGATTTTATGATTTCTTCGGAAGAAGTTAAATTGAAACGTTCATCTATTTCGTATTTTATTCTTGCGTTTTTACAAATGAATATATACCTTTCCTGAATCGATTTTGAAGTGAGCACACTCTCGTTCGCAAATAGTTCTTTATTGAAAAGACCCACATTGCAACAATAGTTTATTACTTCCATAATCGTTGTTTCTTTCAGGGCAAAATATTCGGCCACATCAAGCACAGTGTTTTCACCCCATTGCAGGACACCGCCGTTGTAATATATTGCACAAAGAATATAATCATAAACCGCAATACCGGTACAACCAAGTGTGTTTTTCAAACGTCGTATTCTAATATCCGAATATCTGTCGGTATCGATATTATAATACAATAACCCGGTTTTATTTGGTCGTGCCATTGTTGATAATTTTATAAAATACGAAGGTCTCGAAAAGAGATATCTCCTTATACATTTTATACCTCCTTAATCTTTATCCCATGCACGTAAAGCAATAATTTACGCTTAATAATATACGCCGGCGTTCGTGTCGCAGGACTTTTAACGTCTTCGACAACTAAATTTCCGTTTTTGTCGATGTACTGGAAGTCGGCAATATATTTCACAGACCGTTCAATGCAATTACGTTTACCGTCTATGACTTTATATTGTGCCGGGATGAGCTCATAGACTACCTGCTCTTTAAGGTTACTTATCTCTCCTGCTTTCTGAAGCATTTCGAGCTCGAATGCACGTCGGCTTTCTTTTTTACTGTCGTAACCTCTTTGTTTCTTGTTTTTATATTTGCTTCTCATGTTGTTCAGCCTGTTTAATAAGCCTTATTGTTCTGTTATCAACCCTCATGGGTTTATATGTTGTTTCCAGATACATCCTCCCAATAGGTGTCAGTTTTTCGAGATCTATCTTTCGCTCGTAATCCTGACCTAAATAATCATTCGACTTATATTCCATAATTATTTAGTTTTTAATT